CTTTCATCAATCCTTGTCACCTTCGCGAAAGGTATTTTGCAGAAGAATGCGTCTGGGGCATTACCTAAATCATTCTTGTATTGCTTCGCTTGAACCACATGAAGGTTACTGTCACCCCCTGTGGTGTATTCCGCAACAGAGGAAAGAGGGTCTCCAAGCTCAAAGGTGGAGCTTACTTGACGGCTGGCATCGCCGCTCACACCTAACTGAAATCTGTCAATCTGGTAGTCAGTTATATCTACCGACCCAGCTATGCCAAACAACTGAGATAAGGAGAAACCAAAGCCAGATGTAATGACGTTAGCATCGTCGTAAACTAACTCCTCTTCACCGTTTGCAACCTTGTGGATGGTGAGGTGTCCTCGCATATTAACCTGATCTACAAACGATTTATACATTTTACAAGAAATTAAATTTTACTATGAAAGTAGGACCTTTGTTAGTCAACGACCCCATATTATAGCCACGCTGAAGGCCACCTTCACCTGCCTCAACATGACCAGTAAACCCATCATCTGAATGAATCATAAGATTGTCCCAAAAAGTAGCTTTGGAAACTAACTTATATATTCTTTTATTATTTAGTTCATTCCCAACACGAACATTGTTTATGGGATTCCAAGAATAAGGCGGATCTATTGATGCAGCCAGCATGGCCTTAACGTCGATACAGTAGACACCTATATGGTTTACCCCTCCAAACATGGCCAGGGTAACCGCATCCCCTTGCTGGGGGACAATTGCTATGGCTGTGCTGGATGCCATCGGGTCAATACCGTCTGAGAGCGAGCTAAATACCACACACCCGTCCACCAAATTAGCCAGCACATCGGTTTTTGCAAGAGCACTAGTTTGGCTAACTTTTATGAATCCATTCTTGTCAACTACCTTATTCTTGTTGTATATTCCGCTAAGAATACCACTGGCAATATGACCTCCACCTCTATTAACTAAGACAAAGATCCTACCATCTTCAGCGGGAGGGGCATATCCTCCTAAAACATTCCAAGCACTACTGACCGAACTATCCATGTAAGCGTTAGGGTAGTGACCCAAGTCCGGCAGTGTGGCCGAGAATGAGGAAGCGTTGGTTGTAAGGGTGGATTTCTGCTCAAGCCTTGTGTGCTCAGGGGAGGGATAGTCAGCTAAAGAATTGTAAGTATCTATGAAATGTAATTGAGTGGCACTGGGTAGGTAAGAACTGACGTAGTTACCAGAGTTTTTGAAATTCATACCCACTACAACCTGCTCAAGGCTATCAATGGTGTTAAAAGTAGCGCCACTAACCCCAGAGGCCACTACACCGTCTATGTATTCAAGATGTGTGGTGCTTGGGCTATGCGCGTGAAAATTGTAACCCGCAGCGTCTTTACCGAGGGTGACGGCCTGGAATGTATAGTTAGAAGCATCTAGGAAGTGCTGATTAACCGCACTCAAACCGGGATTAACCGTGAGTATGTCAGTTATTATTTCTCCAAAGCCATCTACAAACATTTAGTTAACTCCCTCATCTACGCCACCTTCATATATTTTTATCTCATTAAGAGTTTCGTTTTGAAGTGATGGGTTAAACCATGTGGTTTTAAATCTATAGGTCAGTTTTGACCCACCATGTGTACCCATTATAGTACTAGACTTAGTATCGTCTCTTGAGGTCGGGCTAACGGTTTCTCCCTTGCCAGATAATTTGTTAAAGTATTTAAATATTGCTAGAAGCTCTTCCGGTGTAACCTCTGTGCGTATCTCAACACCTTTGTACTGAGGAACATTTAACTCTAGCAGAGGGTTCGACTTTGGACCTGTGGTGTGCCTTTCAGAAAGTTTTTTCATTGTTAAGTCTTTAATAGAAGCTTTGTCGAACAGGACAAAACTTTCTGAATCTCCAGGAAGCATGAAGAATTCAACAATGTAGTTCTGAGTCTTTCTATGTAAGTCACCGTAGGTTACTTTGTAGTCTCTCGGCTCTAATAATTCTTTATTTCTAGTGTCGAATCTAATGGTATAATTTCTAAAGTCCGACTGCTTAAGCTTGGTAACTGGTGACTTTATCTCTTGAGCCACAACGTCTAAACATTTAAATTCAGAACGCTCTGGATTATTCACAGGCTTTACCGAAGTCGGGAATGTGAAAATGTGACCATAATCACTTGTTAATTGTTTTCTAGTAATAGTTGTACTATGTTGAATCCAACCTTTGTTTGGGACAAACGACCACATGTTGTCACCTTCTGGCTTTGTGTGAATCCAAACCCCTATACTTCTACCACCTAGATTCCTACCAGTGTTATCTGCCACGAGCGCATTCAAATTGAATTCATAATCGTGGTTTGGCAACAAGAAGTTATTATTCAAGTCATAGGTCCCCTCATCCCAGAGTGTACCTTTAGAAATGTCCATCCTAACTCTCGGGAATGCACCTACAGTTGATTTGTTAAGAATAAATGTTCTACCGAACATGTAGGGATCGTCGCCAGCTTTCTGAGCATTTTTACTGACTTTAAATACAGAGAAAGAGCTTTCCTCATCACCTTTAGCACCACTAGTATGAATAAGCTCCACCCCCTTAACCAGAGCAGAGAATACAAATTCTGGATTTTCCAGAATCATATCATTCGCAGTCTCGGCAACAAAAGAAGATGTTGAGTTGAAGGGGAGAACCCCAGACTTCAATTCCTTAACATCAGAAATAGAACTGGTGACTATTGACCCAATACCATCGTCATTGTATAAAGATTCAAAATCATGATTAAATAGCAAGGGGCCATAAGTGTGTGAGAACAGGGTTGGGCCATCCAGGGTTAACTGCCTAGGGGACAAGCTATTTTGATTGAACTCCTCAACATAAATTCTGTATAGTCTGTGTAAGTCTCTACCAAATTCAAAATTGTAATAATCACCCATACTGGATGGGAAAGTAAACCCTTCTAAGTTTAGGTTGGTTGCATTATTGGCTGTATTTGTCCAGAAAGTATCTGGGAGTAGGTTAAGCTGATCAATTAAATTTTCTAAAGCCTCTAAACCAAACTGGTCGATATTGCCTTCTGCCCTTAATCTGGCTATTTCATTTTCAATTGCGGGAGGACCTGTCTCATTAAAAACTCTAATATACTTCTCCCTTTCAGAAATACGGTGCATTGCCGCATAAATGTCTGCAAGCTTGCCTCGATCATTATACACACTAGAAAGAGAAAACGTCCTACCCCTAGAAGGTAGTGTCGTGTTTACTGCATACCCATAGTATGAGTTGTTCGAATTAAGGTCTTCACATTGCTTCCATATAGGAGGCAAGTTTACGTGGCTACTAACAGGAGTGTAGCCTCCACTAGAAGGATTGTAACCAAGAGGTATTTCGCCACCACCTCCAGCAAGAGTTGCACTTAAACTACCATCCATATCAAGGTAGCTAGGCATGTTGAATCCAGTCCTGTCGAAATACCCATGCTTAGGCATTGCGTTTTTTAAACTTCGTCTTCGAGAGGATCTTCTAGGAATATCGACAATGGAGCTTGCAGATAGAATTCTAGGAGAAACTGCCGACTGCGTGTCTTTTCTATTAAGAACCTGCTGTGATCCTGACCTATGACCTCTCTTGTAGGATCCAAGGAAAAGCCCTGAGGCCCAATAGTTATTGTTTGCAGCCACAACGTTCTCCGTAAGATCAGGAGAAACAAGAGGTAAATAATTGTTATCGTTATAGTGGGTATTATCCACATCCCCAGCTACATCCAAAGAAACAAGGGGAATCGAGTGTGCTGGTGCAAACTTACGAACCATATTAGATGCAATTACAACTGCATCCCCCGTGTCCGTGGTAATTAGACCCTTTTTAGTAAAGTCATAATCACTAGCATTTAGCGAAAGCTTGAAGTGAGATGACTTGCCAGACCATAGTGAGATATATTTTGAATTTTTACTATTTGAACCAGTCACCATGGCTGAGAAGTTTGGAGGATTATTATAACCCGATGTGAATAATAACCATGACCCGTCACGAGGCTCATCGTTAGAATCCAAACCATACTGAGTTAAATACCCACTAACATCTATTGCGAACTGATTACGTACTCCAAAGCAAGTTAAGCGATCAGCGATGAAATCAATCATCTTCTTACTCAACTCTACGTTAACGTAGTAGGGATATTCCTCATAGGGTGGCACTGCGTTAAGATTACCTCGGTAAAAGAAGCCATCCTCAATATTTGGAATATTAAAACTGCCAGGATCGCTACCAGTACCAGAAAACTCCAGGTAAGTTTCATATATAATTCGATCAACGGCCCTACTAATGTTATCATCCATGCTGGATGTGGAGTAACCTAACACACCCATTTGAGAAGCTAAATTAGGAGTCCAGGTGGAGTAGTCTTTAAAGAATTTTGATTCTGTAGCTAACGCATAGTAAATTATATAAGGGACATATGACTCCCATAATTCGACTATGCTGCTTTCAATAGGGAATTGATCCTTTGGGAAAACTGTATTTAATGCAAACTGAACTGCTCTATTAGTCCCCACTGCTTTATAAATATTGGTTGCATTCCTAAGTTGCAGTCTCCATTTATCAGGATCCGTACCAAATAAGTCCCACCCAATTAACTTAGCAAGGAGAGGCAAGTAATCATCTGGGCAATCCTCTAAGTCATAAATGGTAGAGATTTGCTCTGAGAGGTTGTCAACGTCATAAGCCAAGAAGGATAACGCTCTCAAGAACCTTACAAAGGGGCCGTCTTCAATTTTCCTAGCAGTTTTTATTCTTGAATCACTAAAGACTTGGAATTTGTCCCTAACCCTAAAATCTGAATTGTCAGCAAAAAGGGGAGAGTACAGGATATCTACCCAAGTTTTAAGTTTATCTAGTTGCTGAGTACCACTAAGGTCAGCACGAGCACCTGAAGCAAAATATTCATCGGGGTAATATTCTGTGAGTTCATTTCTATAGATATACTCAGTTATCCCCTGGATACCATCAGAAGTATTAACCTTTTTACCTTTGAAAAGTTTATTAACTATAAGGTCAGATACATATGAAGACGGATCGTAATAGGTTCCTGTTGTATTTAAAAAGTATAACCAGGAGTTCTTGGTAACTAAGTAATTATGAACCTGAGCGGGGGTAGATGTAGATAAAGATTTCGGGTTATTTAGCTGGGTTGCAGGTATTAATGTCTCATCTACAAATGAACTAAAACTTTCTATTGTTGTAAACTCCCCGAACCTTTTATTAGTTAAGGGTAAAAGAATGTTATCTTCAAAGTCCTGCGTGGTTATATTAGTAAGATTATTTTGCTTTACAAAATAAGGAGTTATACCCGATAACGTATTTACATTCTCAGAGGAACCTCCAGCAACAGAACTAACATTGATGATAGATGCGATGTTATTCGCTATATCAAGGTGAGAATTAATTATAACATCCGCAAGGTCGTCTGCCTTAGGAGAATGCGCTCTGTCATCCTCATACATATACCCAGGCACAATGTACTTAAATGCATCAAAGTAATTGTGCTTGTGGAAGTTTTTGTTTAGTAAGTAACTTTTTCCAGACATTAGACAAAGGATGTAGTTATGTTTAAGTTATTCAACTGAATGATTTCATTAAAACCAACAGAGATAGGGGACTCCACGTTATCTACACGAGCAAATCTTATATTAGTCTCATTATCCAATAGGTACCTGATAAGGTCCTGAGGCACAAAGGACTCCCCAAAGTCAGTGTTGTCCACGTTGAAATACTCTTGAGTTAACTCTCTAGCGGATTGGATAATTTGATTTTGTCCTAATCTAAAGTTAGAGTCTAATGTGATAACCAGAAAGATATCTAAGGTTCTAATCAAACCATCAACTACTACGACTTCATCGGTAAGCATCTTCTTTGGCTCCAACGACTCAAGAAGTTGTTTCTTGTATTCTTGAGTCGCTCTTCTAAGTTGGGTATCCGAAGCTTTCTCAAGTACAAAAAGATCAATCATATTAGCAGAAGAGAATGCTCTACGAACAACAGCAGAAGACTTACCAGTAGATCCATAATTGGATGCAAAGCTGTTCGCATGGCCCTTGTAATCCTCCAGGGTTACCAACCTGTCCTGACTGCGGTAGTAAAGAGGAGCATATCTTTTAGCACTCTCAATTGTCTCAGAGTTCCTACCACCCGTAGCTATACTGGTGTTCTCCAAAACACCCGCTTGGCCTGTGAAAGTTCTAGTGGTGGATTTTTCGTTAAGGGTTACTTCGACAGGTACATTTATAAAGCTTTCCGCCACATTACCTCTAGTGCCACCGCCAACTCGATAGGTTATAGTATAGCGGTCTCCTACAGAGGGTGCTTGCCCAATACTGTTGTCGCCGAACAAGATAGAAGCTCTAAAGTTCTCATCGGTAGTGACTTGGAATATCTTGTCGCTGCCGCCTGACGCGAAATAAATATTATCCTCTTCTTTGTAAATACCTTGTGTTGATGCAGCACCTGTGATAAATACTTGAGCACTTTTTTCAACAAAGGGCGCTTGACCTAACTGCACTTCCTTGATAGCGTCGGGACTACTAAATATACCCGACTCAACAACTAAAGCGCCCTCTTGAACAATTAAATCGGTGGCAGTAGCCACAGTACCATTACTAGTTGCAGGTACAAGTAAATCCGTATCTGATCTGTCGAGATCAACCGTACCATCACTATTCAGCTTATACATTGTAAAGCTAAGAGAGCCTCCATCCTCGGTAGAGTTAATTGTAAAGGTTCTCTCGGATTCAGGGATGACCATGGCCGAAGCGTCTGTTGCAGTTTCAACCGTTATTTTAGCATCGGCAGCAGCCGCAATTGGACCCTTCATTCGAACCCCAATCAATTCGAGAATTCTCTTGACACTGTCCCTACTCCTAGCAGTCCCTAAAAAATTCTCGTTTGCTAAGTAGTCTACCTTGTTGGACTGAATGTGGCCAAATGCAGACATTAATTCAATTAGTAGTGTCCCAAAGTCGGAAGATTCAAAGTTATTGTAATCTAACGGGAAAGTGGCCTTTACATAATCAATTAAAGATTGTTTGTAGCTTGCGAAGTCAGCAGCCGCAAAGTCTATGAGCTTAGATTTATCCTCTAGCTCCGTAGGTAAAAACTTCAAATAGTCTGACTGGACTGTTCCTGAAAATGCAACCATTAAACTCGGACTCCAACTCTAAAGTAGGGTATCTGTGCGTCATCGTATGCACAGTATAAGAATATTTTTAGACCAGTTTCCCCAGTTCTAGTTACTTGTAGTTTACCTATGGAAACTTTCTTTAGGTATCTACGAATGCTGTTGCTTACGTCATCTTTTATTGCTAAGAAAGTCCCCTCGTCCAAGGGTTCAAATAAGAAATTTCTAACATTGCACCCATAATCCGGCAACATAAACCTTTCACCAGGAACAGTTCTAATAACATCCCTTAACCCAGAGTTCACTAGTTTTGCATTTACTGCCTTAGAAAAATAGCCTCTTTCAGGAGACTTCGGGATCGGATATCTTAGGCCCGCTAGCTCACTAACTTTATTGTCCACAGTCTGTGTTACAGACCTGGGGGCAACTTTACCGTAAACTTTTACTGAATCAGAGACGGTCATAGGAGTTTAACAAATTTAAAGAAGTTCTTATTGGCATTGTAGTTTTGAGTGACCTCAGAACTAGTTAATGGTTCGGAATAGAATTTAATACCACCAATTTTACCTTGGAATCCACTAACGAAGCCACCAAAGTGTGAGCCTGTGAATCCACTGACCGCGCCGTCAGTATAGCCGCCCCCAATTATCCAAGGAGTAAAGAAGGTGTCAAGTCTAGGACCAGAAGCAGAGTGTTCAAATGAACTAGAGAGTGTTAATGAGGGTATCTTTGGGGTTCTCCTGGGGGCAGTACCAAAGGTATCGTAGTAACCAGAGGCTCCAATAAGTTTAGAATCTAGGTAAATGCTAATCTTGTCATTAGGGGGGTCAAAGGTTACTGCTAAGTGACAGAAAGCTGTGCCACAGTCCGAAAACGCAACACCCTCAGTACTGTCTACTTGAGAGCTTACAGGGATTGTAAGGCCGTGCCATTGGGTATTAGTATCATTACAAGGTTCTTTGTTGATAAACCCAAGACTAGAAGAATCATAGGATTGTGTGGGCGCTAAGACAAAGACCGCTGCTGAAGCAGGATTATCCTCTTTATCATTACTGGCACCACGGCCTAAACCACTGGCTGCAAACCTACAGTCTCTAGTGAAGCCCATGATCATCCCCCTAACACAGCCTGTCCCCTCATCAAGAGTCATTACCTCACGGTCTGGCTGAGGGGTCACACCACTAGTAATTCCAGTGTTCTCATTGGCTAGAATCAGTCGATAAAGGCCACTAAGATCTCCTGCTGTGGAGGATAAGTTATAGGAGGAATCATCTAGTAAACCAGAAGCTTGAATCCAAGCTTCGAAGGTGCCCCCTTTTGTAGAGTAGACCAGATCTTGAAGCTCAGTAACAGCAGGGAGCCTTATGTAAGAGTTACTGCTAACGCCTTCCAGGTATGCAATACCTAGACCGTTTTGGAAAAGACTAGACGCATCCCCAACAACTTTAGCGTTGTAATCAGCACCCTTTTCTGAGCTATTGAATAAGCCAAAGTCTAAATCTTTAGATTTTGATGTTTTAGCAGAGAGCAGGTTGTAAAGAGCGATCAAGTTTCTCTCGATAACTGTTTCAGTTACAGGGAGTGACGGAGCCGAAGAGGCAGGAGCATCATGGTCTATGATTGAACCTCTAGCAATGCCCGCCAGAAGTAAGTGGTCAACTACCACAGGGTCTACAGATTCTATCTTCTGAGTATACTTAACTTCTAAAGGCAACACAACCCCTTCAACATCATCCTGCTTAATGACTAGCTTTCTCTGCTGCTCCACATCCATAAGGAAATTACTTCCCTCTAAATAGGAGAAATCATTAACAGGGATTTCCCCAGGATTGTATACTGGGCCTTTTCCATATAAAACAGGAACCTTTACTGCTAGCTCTATTTGTTTCTTTCGTTTATTTAGTTTTTGATCGAAGTAAGCAGACTCAGAAATAAGAGTCTGCTTCATGTTATCAATCAAAATGGTGGCGGACTCATTAGAAATCATTTCAGATATCTCGGAAGAAACATCAAATACCTTTCTGTCTCTCTGCCCTTTAATATTTAAAAGAACTGTGTCGGAGTCATAGAACTTTTGCAAGGCGTTTGACTCATCGATTATCTTAGGGTCAAGAAGACTGTTAAAGTAGTAACGGACATTTTCAGAACTTAATTGATTACCTCTACCCCCAAGGTTTGGATCAAAATCAAGCTTCCAATGTTTTTCCCTCTCCAAAGATTTTCTCTTATTCGCTAACTCCATGAGAGCGGGCATAAGCCCGTTAGAGCTATCGTAGTATAAACCATCAACCGAAAGTATGAACTCACCGTTAACTGCTCTTGGAGGGCCAGCTTGGAGTCTGAAGACGCTTTCCACAGGAGCATCCTCGTCTCCGATGAGCTTAGGCTCTAGATCAGGATTTAACTCTCGCTCACCTAATATAGTATCAATTATCTGAATGACATTAATGGCTTGGGCTTGTCTTTCTTGTGCAGCGGCTAGCTGTGCTTGGGCAAAAGCGTTTTCACCCTGAATGGCTGCTTGGTAAGCTGAGGAGTTGGTTATTTGTCTTCTTTGAGTGCCTTCACCCGAGTTGCTTAGGAAGTCCTGAAGTTGCCCAAAACACTTTTGAATACTTTCTATTTGAGCAACAGTGTTTTGGTAATTCTGATATATTTGTTGGGCGGAACCAGCGACTGCATTAACAGTCCCCATTAAGCTTCCGACAGCTTGCAAGAAAGATGCTCCACCTAATTCTTGTCCAAACTTGTTAATTTCGCTAAAGAATCCAAACTGACCATTCCTGTCTGGGAAGATTGAGATACCTAAGTTTATCTTAATCCATCTCGCGATCTTGTTGATCACAGCTTGAGTTTTAGCCTCCGCATCCTCCATGGCTAGCTTCAAAGGAATTAGCACAGGGCTAGGAATTAGCGAAGCATTAAGAATGTCTAATTCAAAAAGACATGCAGGAACACCAAAAGACAGAGCAAAATCTTCTGCGGGAGAGCTTCCAGGGTCGTTGTTGGATAAAAATGAATTTGAATCGAAGCTTGCCATATCTATGTTATATTTAGTTTTATACTAAAGGAGTATCTCCATAACTATTCGGTACAACCAAACTGGGTACTGCGGGTAGTGGGAGCATGAATGGAGGAGTTAAAACTGGAGCTACACTCGCATACGGAACCATAGCTGTAGCTGGTGCGCCAGGATAACCAACTACTGGGGGAGCGGTCCCTAATACGCTAACCGCCCCGCCATTTACACCTACAGTAGTTCCCGTTATATTTACTGCATTTGCAGCAAACAAATCAATTTGAGTAGCGTTTATGGCGAGTGCCCCCGCAGGATCCACACTTATTAGACCACCCGCCATGGTAGTTACCCCGTTAAGTGCTATTAAAGGAGCATTTAAATCAATCTTAGTAGTGCTCTCAAATGTTATACCACCCGCCCCTAGGCTTCTAACGACAATACCTCCGGTTGTACCATTGACTTGAATCTCTGCCCCAGGGGCAATAATATTTATGTTGCGAGTCGCTAAAGGATTAGCAATCGCGCCAGTAGAACCTGTCCTAAGAGTAATATCTTTATTCTGACTGTGGATTCTAATGTTGCCCGCAGAAAGGCCACAACCTCCTAAATCAAGGGTATTTGCAAGATTAGAAATGTTGATATCATCGCCACCCTTACCCACTGTTATATTGAATGATGCGCCAGCCTCTTGTAATATTGGACCCTGTGCAGTCATGGATATGCTTCTATAAGGAAATAATCCATTAGGTTGACCTTGGACAGTTATCCCATCCATGTGCTCATTGACCAGTTGACACCCCTGCTCTCCAGCAGAAATAGAAGCTCCCGTCTCCGCTTCGAGAGCAACATAGTTTTCTCTTTTACCGTTGCCTAAGTCGCTCTTAAGTGCTAACCCCTGACCATCTGAGTTTGCTATTGTCATCCCAGTCGGTCTCTTATCCTTGCTGTAGACCCCTACAGGACCAGAACCCCGAACCGCTTTAAACTCTTTAATCCGTTTATCAGAGCTTAGAGGTGGATCATCCACAATTGTAGCCACGTAATAAAACTCAGGCTCACCATCTTGAGGGTTCTCATTTTCAAATAAAAGGACATATGAGTCAATCGAGGGGGGAGCAAATATACCTCCATTATTAGCGTTGTAGCTGGGGGAGGTATAGGTCACTGAGACAGCTTCACCCTTACCAGTCTCAACCCAGAAAGAACCATCCTCGGTTGGAGAAATGTCGGATACTACTTTTCCCTTTATAACTTTCATAATAATTTATTATAGGCTCTACTGAACCACAGATTCGCTCTTGGCTTTCAGTTGTCTAGCTATCTCCTGACGCTTACCATCCGATGGCAGTTTTTTAGCGCCAGGACTGTCAGCACTAGGACTCCTTTTAGGCTTTTTAGGATTTGTGGCAGCGGCGGAGTCTGCGAGAATTTTTCTAGTTTTATCAAGTATTGGATCATTCCCTAAGCCATCCTTAACCAGAGTAAATTCAGAGAATGCATCTTCCGAACTTAGGTAGTGCCTTACTCCCAATATCTTATAGCTACCATTAAGAAGTGTAGAGGGTATCCTATCTACTTCGTTGGAAGGTCTTGAAATTAGATTATTGTATAAGCTAAAGAAATAGCTCTTTCTTTCAAAGTAATTTTTCTGATTAAAGAAAGGTAATGTTTTTATATTAATTTGAATTATAAGACTCTGAGCCTTCTGCAAAAGATCCGCATATCTTCTTAATATTGTGTTCGTATCCGTGCTCTCATCGTTAATATATGGGACATCTGCCTCTAACCCACCTTCCTGAAGTGTCCTTAATATTTCACGATAACCTACAATTAAATCTATAAAGTCTAAAAACCTCTCTTTACTATTTTTTAAACCTTGCCCCACTGTCCTAGAATTACTTTTTTCAAGAAGAACTTTAAACTGTTTTACATCCTCAGACTGATTCTTCTCTCCCTCCTCTATAAATTTAAGTAAGTTAAACTTTGAAGTATTAAGATCATCTGCGAAAATGTCGTAGTCTTCCAGATAGTCTACAACATCGTTAACTTCAAAGTTATCATTAACAACAGCAAGCTTTAAGAAGGTATTTAAAACAGGTGATCTTTTACGAGCTTTAAGCGCAAAGTTAAGTAACGCTCCCTGAGCAAGATCTTTCCTAAAGGATACCGACTGGACATTTGAGTTCTTTACACCATGCATAAAGATAAGATCTTTCTGGTTCTCAATATCTTTAAACTCCCTAGTAAAAGGTCCGAAGTCTAACTTTTCTTTGAATGAAGAAGTTTGCTTTCGCTCACGTTTTAAAATTGTGTTTTTAAATTGCTTTTGGTAATTTTCCCAATCGATATTATCTAAAAATTGATCGGAAAATGTAAACTTGTAAGAAGCCTGAGTAAGAGGTTTAGCGCCTTCATCCGCTAAGTATATAAGTTTCTTTATTAGATCTACGTCTCCAAAAACTAACCTGCTCGTCTTTCTCTGCCACGGTATCGGTGTGTTTTCATTGATGAGGTCATTTATTTCAACATCATTAAGTTCAAATAAGGCATACGTAGATGGTTTTTTTTGATACTTCCTTAAACCACCTATAAACTCAAATATGGGATCCAGTATAGTTTTTGGAGTTTTTAAGGAGGGTTCGACATCCATACTCACTGACATCTTTAAAAAACACTCAGTCAGTAAGAAGGCATCATCAAATAAGTCTTTATATTGAGTCATCTTCTCGGCAATGGCCTGACTGTTCCCCTGACGTTCGTTATAAGTTTCGAACTCTTCATAGGCTTTGTTTAGTATGTTGCGATCCCGAACTTTGTTGTTCTGAATCGTTCTTCGATCATCCACATTATACCTACCGTCTAAAGAAGACTCAACCCCAGTATCAGCATCAACAATTGTACCACCTACAAAACTTTGAGTAGGGTTGTTAGACTTAATTTTTCTACTAAACTGGGAGGAGTCCGAAGCGACAGGTTGACTGACGTTTTTAAGATTAGGTTTTCTTAACCTAAGTTTAATCCCAAACTCCTTTAGTTTACCCTGGTAGTTTCTCATAAAGTTTACAGCAGCATCAGCTTTCTTTAAACCAGAGTTAAAAATCTCATCCATATCGTCCCCGAGAATGATCATCACTCGGTTGCGATCTCCGTAAATATTACCTAAATAATTCTTTAATACCTGCCTGATGTAAGTGTTCCACCCTCTCGGAGGAAGTAAACACCGCCTTCTCCTTAAGTTGCTTGGACGAACTAACGGTCCTTTAAGAGGATCTAAGCCTTGATCTAGAGCCAATCTAGGAGAAGTCATTGTAACTTTAGAGTCTTTAGGTAATACTGAGTTAAGTTTATCTCCCGTGCCAAACCCTAGGTTACCATGTAGCTTTTTAGTGTATGTTCTAATGCTTTCAAGAGAACCCATGATGAAACCTAAAGTAATACTCTTTATATTGTTATCCAATTGAACCTGGGCAGAGCCTAAGCTACATTCAAAAGGACCAGCCCACTCATCAAGATTATCACCACTCCCAAAAGAAATGTAGTATTTATTAAGCTTCTCTAACATGCCGTCTAAGGGTATCTTAGCTTTATCAAAAAGATTATACACAGTATTGAAGTTTGACTCAAGCGGGCTAAGGTCAAGTAGGAAATACTCTAAAACAGAGCGAGTCTCTACAAACTTTAAGTTAAGGTAACCTTTACCTTCACCTCCTTGAGGAATATTGAGATCAGCTTCTTGTAAATTTTTATTCCTCCCAGGAGCACAAATCAGCAAATCATCGTCTTCTTCAATACCTTCTAAAGCTCGACTTAGACTATTAAATCTTGCATCGCCAAGGTTTTTAGGCCCGAAGAAAATGCGCTTCATAGTATCAAACTTTTTTGTTACAATTATATTAGGGGTAATCATAAGTTTATAAGTTTGATTCTATCGCCTACATTTAATTGCTGGAAGGGATCGTTGATGTTATTAACCCAGCAAATCATCCAGTCTAGGTTTGGAGTTCCATAAAAAAGATTTGAAATCTTATCTGCCCTGTGTTCGTAGCCTGCGGGTATTCTCCCGATAGTGAACTCTTGTTCTTCAAGACCTTTTATAAAGTTTCGAAACTCAAGAGAAGCGAGGTTGGTGGCAACATCCTTCTGCCTATGTTTTACAATATAGCTACCGATCCTTAAATGATTTTTGTAATCAACCATTAGTTTAACCCCTCAAAGGTTTCATCATCAAACACTTCAATATCATAGTTCATAGAATCTAGGACGTTCTCATCTAGGATAGACTCCCAACCCGTTAGGTTGTCACCCTCTAGGGGATCGCCACGGGAATAATCTCCGAAATCACCTGCCCTGGACTCGATTAAGGACATTGAAATCTTCAAGGTGTGTGGAAGAAGAGTTTCGAGATCATAATTAGAAGTCTTATCTACAGTTATCTTGTAGTCCTCTACTAAACAAGGAGAATTCATATACATCGGACCATGGTTAAGCCTTACCGTGGGCGGTCCAAATACTGTATTCCTAGAGTCATTAAGAACACTCGACCTTACTAGGTTTACCCAATACATCATTAAATTAATGTTTTTATCGGAGTTGTTATCATTAACAACATAAAAGTCTACGTTAGCTCTTGATCCAACGGTTTTGCGGTGCCTCTCAATAGTTGCTTCTTTATTTTCCTGTAGGGTAATTGCTTGCGGAAGCGTCAATCCTAAACTTTTAAGAAACTTAACTTTCTCGCCTTGAGCATAGTTATAAGGCATTGGGGGTCCAGCTTTACCGAGAAACCTGTTCCTTTCGGTCATCAAATCTTTATTCTTTATGGTTTTAAGCATTCTCTCCGAAAAGCCTTCAGTTTCCTGGAGATGGAAGAGGTGTAACAAGTTCATCTCGAAGTCCAATTTTAGTCTTCTAGAGTCAGCACCATTGTATGCGAATAGCTGACCGGCCCGACCTAGGAGGTTATAGTTAGCTAAGTTTGCTTTACCATCTTCACTGATGTTTATATTTTGAAGAAAAGGTAAGTGGGCTCTTGTAACTTCATCGTTTGAACCATAATATTCAAAGAGAAGGAAAGATCTCTCATGAAGCTGTCTGGCTCTGATGGCCGGAACTGGGGTTGCGCCCTCTCTGTAGATGAAGTCACTCATAGTTGTTACCTATCGTTAAGATCTCCTCTCTTTGCATCAACAGCAGCCGCTAGAGTATCTCTGTTATTCTTGCTCTGCAAGTCTCTGATCTGCTCAAGAAGCTCGGCTACCCTGGCGCTGTCGGTGCCAGCTAAGTTCTCCGATTGTCTCCGTACACCCTCAACGATAGACATTAATACAAAGTCTGATCGTCGAACTTGTGCTCTCATTCTAGTTTCAGCGTCACGACGCGCTGCTTGTTCTTCTTTCTGAACCTTTAGCTGTTCTTCGGTAAGCTTTGTATCATCTTCCATGTATTCTTCGTAAAGACCATATAAACCTCCCAAAGCTCCGCCAACAGCCATCCCCACGCCACCAAAGATGGCTCCGTAGCTTGCGCCCTGCAAAGCTCGCGAGCCTACATCCATTGCATCACCTAGGTCTACACCTTCCTTTTCTTCAACGCCAAACTTATCTTTAGCTACGTCAAGACCTACACCAATCGCGCCTGCTGCAAGGCCACCCTTAAGGCTCATCTTCGCGCCCTCCGCTAGTCCTGGGACTAGCATCTTTGCCATAGCTGCTGCTGAAAGGAAGCTACCAGCACTCCCGAGGAGTTGACCGGCAACTTTCTCTTCCCCGCCAGCGGCTCCAGCGAGCATGTCCACGCCCATCCCGGCAGCGCCTAATCCAATTCCTGAGCGAGCAAATGTTCCAAAGTTTCTAGGCATTCTCTCTTTTATAGCGTTGGTTAAATTCTTAAAAGGAGCCATCATACCTTTTGTAGCTTTTGTCTGCGAGACAGCAGCGTTATGCATCATGACATTGGAGTGAGCAACTTGCTGCGTGCTCTTAAGTGAATCAAGGCTAATCTTCCGACTCACGACTCCTGGGCCACCAGCCAAGTTTAGTCCAGACTTGCCGAAGCCTTGCAAACCTGTCATTAAGTTTATCCCCTGAGCTATTTGAAGTAGAGGCACCATGAGTCTTGTTGTTGCTTCAAGAGTTTTGGGAGCAATTTTCTCATAGTATTTGTTTGCTAGCTGCGCCTGATTCTCTAAAGTCTTCGTTTGGTCTTCAGTTGTTGCTAACAGGTCAGCGTCATTAGAGGCTCCTGCTCGAAGCGTCTGGGACAACATCACAAGGTTTGCTGCGTCAGTCTGATTAATTCTAAACTTAGCTGCAATGGTTTCAATTGCGACATCAAAGTCCTGTCCTGCTGTCATTGAGGCTATTTGATCTCCTGCTGAAATCATGTTCGCTCTGATATCTTCAGCAGCAACTGCTCCTTGAGCCATGTTATTGAAGAAATCCTGAACGCCAAGAAGCTCTCTAGTGGGTCGTGTCCCTAAACCACCTTGACCAAGCTTCATGAAGGACCCTATCTGTTCTTCATTTAATCCTTGGAACTCAGCTAAAACTTTACTAAACTCAGTTGCTAGATTAGAGGCCACCTGAGGGCCAAACAACGCAAACTGATTAAAGTCCCCTTGAAGTCTTTTTAGTCCATCTAATAACTGACTAGTTGCGATCTGGTAGGAGTCCGCAGATTCTAAAATAGAATCGTTGAATTCACTAAGTGCATCGTAGTTCCTACCAGTTGCACCGAGTAGGCTTTTATTAACATCCCTAAAAGACTGTTGATCCTGTCCCGTCAGAATTAACTGTTCTGTTAGTCGAAGAGTCCCACCTTCGGTCCTCCTGATTCCAGCACCAAAGTTATTGACAAATGCTTCCGCTGCTCTCAAATACCCTACACTACTATCATTGATTGCGTTAGAGTTTTTAGCAATGATTTTTTCAAGAGTGATGCTCTGCCCTAAAGCTTTTACGTTTATGCCATCAGCTTTCTTTGTGACTTCAGTGAGCTTATTTAATACGTTGTTTTGCTGAAGAATGGAGTTACGTAAGTACCTAGCCTCAGCTATGTTATCCTTTTGTACATCCTTGAGAGTCCCTGTATTAAGGGACAATCTAGTGATAGGATCAACTAACTGTTGTGTGTTTTCGGCGTTGTCCTCCAGCCTATCAGCTAACTGCTGTGCCGTCTGGTTTGCTAGGTCTCTAACTGGGTCTCTTGCCATGGCTATTGTGCTATATCAGGATCTAATAAAGATATTGAGTAAAGATCGTTAATGTATGCGATATCAAAAGTTTTAAATTGACCCTCATTCAGGACGCCTACTAAGCCCTGTCTCCCCTCTCTGCCTAGCAGTCTTCGAGACACAGTAGATTCTTTCATCGCCCTGGATAACTCAACATTCTCATTATCTCTGCCCAGATTTCTGAGGTAGCCGTAATCAATTACTTGATCTGAGGCCCCAGACCTTTTTTTGACCGCTAGATACCTGGATAGAATTCTATTCTTGTACAGATTATTTATCACATATTGGAGTAACTGGTCACTTAATGAGTCCAGAGTAACAACCTGGAGGATTGTATTTAAAGTTGTGGGTGCAAATCTAAATCCTCGTGCCCCAGATCGCTTAGTTGAAACCACAAGACCCTGGTAAACACCATTTTTAGACTCAGAAACATAGCTAAATTGAATCACATCTCCAGGCTTCAGGCCCAGGTACGAAGTTTCTGGTGCCCTAACGATCCTTTCCTCAGGATCTAAGGATGTAATCCTGTCTCTGAAATCTCTGTCAACTCCTCGATAACGTAGCGCCATTGTAATATTTTTGAATATTTCCCATATTTATATACAGAGGCTGGGGGGTTGGACCTATCATCATATATAATAAATTATGAGTAATCTAGAACAGGATTTGATTGAAACAATAGACTTATTGAATTTTACTTTCTCTAGTGATTTTGTAGATAAGTGGTCATATAAGTATGGTAAAAGATTACCTAGTCTATTTCAAATAAGATTACTTAAGTCTTTAGACAGTAGGAAACCTTTAAAAATAGAAACAGTAAATAAATTTCTTACTGTTGATTCAGGCTTTAATGAAGAAGTAGTCTATAGTTTTCTAAGAGACATTGACATCAGGATCTACAGACCTATAATATCAGGAAAACTTAAACCAAGGAATCCGTAGTGAACGATAATTTAAATAAAGACTGGGATGGACAAGGATACACCTTTCACGCAATCCTACTTTATCTTCTTGTTTACATCATCTACTCTTGCAGCACTAAGTGACTTTTTCAGTTCCCTCTGCTCATCTAGACGCTTGCAGACGACATCCTCCGAGTGGAATTTAGGACAAGCCTCCTGATACTCACACCAGTTGCAGAAGATATTTTCCTGAGCCCAGAACTCATCTTTCTTCTTCTTGCGAATCCTCCAGACCTTTTCAATCTGCAACTTCTTCCAGCGTTCCACCTGGAACTTCGTAAACTTAACAGCTACAAAGTTTCCTGTCACCGGGTAGTAGTGAGCACAGAAGATCTTCTCGTAAGGGACATCATACAGTTTATGGATTGCCCAAGCATACCCCTTTAACTGGTTATCGTCCATGAGAGTCTTTTTCCGCTTCTCTTTCTTGGATGTCTTGTAGTCGATGACAAGGTAACCACCGTCCGTCCCTTTAATCACCCTGTCGATAACTCCTACAAAGCTGATGTCGTTCTTCTCATCGAGAGGAATGCTCACCGATTGCTCTGTTGAGAGAGTTTCTCCCATCCTCTGATTCCAGATCAGGAAGTTCTCTAGACAGGCTTTCATCCTGTCGTTTTCATGGAACGGAACCTTGTAAGTGCTTCTCTCCTGCTCTGCGATCCGAAGAAGGGACTTCAAGTCGCTCTCCTTGTAGCCAAGTTCAAATACCTTGTGAATAAAAGAGCCGAAATTCAAAGCGTCTTCATTCTTGGCACCGAATCCCGGCAACCTGTCTACATATCTCAGCTTGTATTTCCATAGGCATTGGTCTATGATGTCACTGCGAGAGGCACTAATATTATTTATAAACATGGCGGATACATCCTTCATTAGAAAGTACTGTTTGAGTAAGTTCCAGTCTAAT